AGGGAAAGGCTTTGTTGCTTAATTTTATCAGCTACAGGATTTTTTATACCAACAGGAGGTTGATCAAAGAACACAGATTGTGTATTTGATACGAATACTGGAGTAGTGTTAAATGTAAAATTACTATCGCTTGTAAATGATGAAGTAGCAACCCAGGACCCTGTTATTTTAGGGTGTATTGAGGTTGAACCAGTATATAGTTCTCCACCTAAAGATGCTCTAAAAGCAAGTTGATTTGGTCCTTGGTTTGTCCCATTTCCTTCAATGGAATTAGGATTCATTACATAATCATCAAATACACTTTCGCTTATAATAGTACTATAATATCTGATTTCTTGGAATGAGCCCGAAAAATTAGTATAGTTTGATATGCTAGCAGAGCCAAAATATGAAATCACCCCAAGATCCAATAAATCATTCCAAGCTTGAGTATTCCCTGTGCTTGAACTAGAAGCTTGGAATCCTATTTGGTTTCCATCGTAACCATTATATATTGAATTTTTAGAATATAAAGTAAAATTTGAACCATCTTTAGTTACCATTACTGACCACCAGTCTCCGTCAAAAAATGGTAAATATACACTAGCAGAAGTTGTTAAAAAGAGCGTTCTTGGTATAAAATCTAATTTAGCGTATTGATAATATGGATCTACAGTTGATCCTGAATATGAAGCACTAGTATACCCTGATCCAGTATATGTTAAAATAATAGTAGCAACCCCGCTAGATCCGGAAATTGTCCATAAACTTTGGGATATTGGGATATTAGATGTAGGTAATCCGTTGGTTTTGAATCTAAATGCTATAGTTGAGGGGACACCATTAGGTGACCCCCAATTTGAATTTAGCTTCCAAGAAGAAGAAATAAAATTATTTCCATTCTGTGTATAAGCATAATTGTATTGATCATACCAATAATCCCAATCGTTTGAATTGTCTTTATCTTTGCCTCCATATTCATTTATTCTTAGAATAGTATCGGGAATACCATATAGTGTTATGATTGCTCTTAGGCCCTCTATAGTACCTTTTTTCTTTAAAAGATAAGGCAAATTGTGATATATTCTTTTATATATTGATTTATTTACATCATCAACAGGTTGTAAAGAACCAGTAGCAGAAGCAGTAATATATGTTGTAATATATTCAAATCCTGTTGGGGCAGGTAAAGAAGGTGTTGTATAAGGTAAATTATATAAACTGCCTGAAGGGGTAATACCAATTAAAGCAGCATATAAATCGTCTGTTGAAAAATTATTTTGGTATATTTTAATACCTAAATCGCGTAATATATCTGCTACTAAATCTTTAGATACACCATAATTTAATCGATTATCTGCATTGTATTTTTCGGTAACTCCCTGTAAATAGGAAAATACGTTATCAAAATGTTGACCTATCATTTCAACAAACAACTCGTATTGTGCGTTGCTTGGATCGTCTCTTAGATAAGAAGGAATAGCATTTACTAAAGCATTATTGTTTTCGCTATCATACAATTCTGCTACAGCAGATTGAGATACAAACCAAGTATAACCAACCCCAGGATTAGCTGTAGAAGCATTTGTGTATGGAGGTGTACTATTTGTTTTAGGCCAAGCTGTTGACCCTGATTCATAGTATAGATAATATTCGTAACCATCAAAATTGGTTATAATTTCATTTATTTTTGCTTGGTATATTACATTACTAGAAGAAACATAGTAGTTTGTAGCAGTATTAACTGATAAACTAGCACTATAAGTATATTGCTCTATTAAGGCTAGCTTATAATAAAAATTTTCTAGGCGAGTTTGAGCAGAAGAGAAATGAATAAAATTATCGTAGCTAGAATAGTCTACATTTAATTCAACATTACTTTCTGCTAATAAACTATTTAATTGGTATCTTAAACTTCCTGATCCTGTAGCGGATGTTGTAGCTGTTAGAGAAGAAAGACTAGCATATTGTGTAGAATTATTAATTTGATCTGATATGGATAAATTATAATTTGGTCCTTTTAAAGGAATATTATCATCTTCAATATTAAATACAGGAGTAATACTAATATTGTAAGCTACAGATTCTGCTATTTGTTCAACTACCCAACATTCGCTCTTTATATCAAATTGTGGAGGAAGTGCTTCGTATAGTTTTATTAGAACTGTAGGATCGTCAGGGTTAGAATTATCTAATAATACATTATTTGCTATTACTAACTGATTGTTTCCAAAATCTAAATAAAAGTCTAGATAGCCACCTTGTGTGTTTTGAATATCTTGAGAAAAGATAATTGCGCTAGCAGATACTTCAACATTAGGTATAGCTGTGGTATTAAGTCTTACTTCAGTTCTATCCGCACTGATTTGGTCAATATAGTATCTATTTAATGCGGTTGATGCTAGGCGATGTCTTAAAAAATTGTATGCTGTATTATATTGTCCTTCTGTAAAACCAAAAGCTCTCAAATCAGCTTCCGGGTCTATAGTAACTTGATTATCTAAAAGAGTAAAATTAGGATAACCAGTAACATTTTCTACTAAAATATTTCTATTTAAATCGTATATAAAATATTCTAAATAATCTGTTTCTGGGTTAAATTGAGTTGGAATGTCGTTTGATGTAATCAAAGAAGTATCCTCAGGAGAGTATGTTTGCAACTCAAATGTAATAGGATCAATATTTTGTATGTTAACTATTTCTGTCATTGTGTATTGGTTGTATTTCGAGATATTTGAAATAGTTGCTGTTGAAGATCTAAATTTTCTTGTCTTACTTGAGTTATTTCTTCAAGTAGAGCATTTATTGTGTCGTCTGTTCTGATTTCTCCAATATATTCTCCACTGGTCTTTATTAGATATTCGTGTGAGTTTGTTTGGCCAAATTTTGGAATTTCAAAAAATAAATTTTGATATTGAGCAAAAAATTCATTTATTTGAGAAGGTACACTAATAGATGCTGTAACAGGGGCAGAGATTAACTGAGTAAATTGCGTATCAATTACTTTAGTGTATTGATTTTTATTATATACTACTTTACTTAAATCTATAATTTCTTTTGCCATTATGGGTTAACAACTTTAAAGCTATAATTATCATCAAATACTATTGTTGATCCTTGAATTGTAGTTTGAATTAAAACAGTATAATACCTTTCAGGTTCTAATCCGTTCATATATAATTTAAAATAGCTTCCTGATGCATCACAACTTAATTTAGTATATGTTGTGTCGAAATCTATAACCATTTCGTTAGTATCCAAGTCTTTTATAGCATAATATGATTCTGCTGGTAAAGCATAGTTAGTCATATAAATAGAAGATGTTTGCCATACCTTTGGAGGATATGTTGGTCTTGCATTTACACGAAAAATATTAACACTTTGATCATAAAACACCCCAGGATTTTGGGCTAATAAAATAGTAGCAGGATTAGTAGTTAACACTGTTAAACTACCTGTATTATATACTGAATCATCCCATTTAAATTCTAAGCAGGGAGGATATATAGTATGGGTATCTCTAGAAAAATATTTTAAAGTTACTTGTTCATTAATACTGTTTACAAATTCTTGAGATTCTGTTTGTCTAACTATAAATCCATAATTTGCCCAAGCGCTTCCCGTCCATTTTTCTACTATAGATTTAACATTAAAGCTTAAGTCTAAGTCTGAATAATATGAAAATATTTTTGTAGCTTGAGAACCAGTCCACCATACCCCACCTCCTGCAGAATTAGGATTGGTAGTTAAATTATATGAACCAGTTTGTCCTGCAGAAAACCCTGTAGTAGTCCAAGCATTGCTTCCTGAGTAGGATCTCCAAATCCACGATACACCATTTTGAGTTTCAGGATTATTTAAGTAACGTCCTGTACCCATATTCCATGGCTGAGCAACAGCGTTAGCTGCTACTGCTGTGGTACCAGATAACCCAGTATCATCAGCTACAAAAAGCTTAAGATCAGCTGTCCAACTTGCTGTTCCTATTAAAGAAGCACTTACATATGTAATTTCATCAGAATCAAATTGAACTAAAAAACGGGAAGCTTGGGGATATTCTCCATTTGTTTCTGTAACTCCTGTTTTAAAATTAGTAGATGCTTCTAGGATTTCGTCTATTCCTGTATTCATAGCAGGATAAGCCGAATATAATGTAGCGTCTTGAGAAGGGAATATTTTATATACTGCCATTTTATGTTATTATAAAGGTACTACTCTGCCTTGAATATCTGTATTTGGATATTTTACTTCAAATATCATAGGGTCAAGTGAAGGATATACTACATTGCCGTTTGTTGCTCCTGTAGTATCGTATGAGTATTGACTATATCCTAAACTTGTACCTACTTTATTTATTATTGCTATGTTTTTAACTGTTTGTACTCCTTCAATTCTATCTAATAAGATATAAATATCTCTAAGGATTATAGGTTGATTAATTTGCCATTTATCTATTGCAAAATAATCTTGTAATGCTATTATACATTGAGTTAATACTTCATTTGAATTGTAATTAGGTAATACTATAATATCAAAATTTACTCCAATATTAACAATAAAAGCATCTTTTATAGTAATAGAATCATTTATCATTCTATACAAAGACAAATATGTTTGTATATTTTGTTTTAGCGCAGGAGAAGTAGTAGTTAATTTTTTATTAAAATCATAAGATAAAACATATAAATCTAATATTCCTAAAGCTTCTCCTGATGATACAGATTGTGCTTTTGTAGGTTCAATGTATGCTTTTGATACAACACCATATTTAGCGGGCATAGATAATGTTCTTACTAAATAATCATCTTGTGTTACATTACGAAGTTGTGTTGCAAAATTTGCTGAAGCATTTTGACGAATTTCTTCTATTGTATCTCCATCTCCCCCACCATCAGCAGCAGCTGGATTATTTACAACTAATGAACCTCTAACAGTATTAGCTGTGTTTACATCTAAATTATTATTTAAAAATTGTATATTTCCGGATAGGCTAGTTAAATTATTTGCAGGAATATTTGCTTCTACTCCTCCACCTGTTAAATATCTAACAGTTAATGTTGTTTGAGAAGGAGCAATGCCGTATGTTTTTGTAAATAAGAAGTTTGAGGGGGAATAAGCTGCTGTAAGTTTATCCTTTTCAAATGGTAATCCTATACCCACATTATCTGGGTTTGGGGTTATTTCTTCATCTGTATCTGTTGCGCTTCCAGCGCCAAATTGTATTTGTAATGATCCTGTATCTATAACTCTTGTAACAAATCTTCTTTGGACTTGCTCTAGCTTTAAAAGATAAGGAGCATCCCCAGAATACTGAGATAGATTAGGGTCATTTATATTAGTATTTTTAATACTATTAAATATAGTTTCTTGGGCTAAATAATCAACTTCATACCATTCATTACTATCTGTATCAAATATATCTAAAACTCCTATAATTCTGTTTGCATTTATTGTAACAGTAGAAAATTGTTGAGGGGCTCCAAAGGAAAATTGAGTAGTATTTATAGTTCCTGATGTAGCTTTTCTAGTCTTTTTTAAAAGATAAAAAGTAGGATTATTAGAATTATCAACACTATATATAACAGCTTCTGTAGGATCTCCTGAGCTGGATACTGAAAAATCTACAGGATCTTCTATGATAAAAAATGTGCTAGAAAATACAGGGGATGAAATTGTTGAATTTCCTCCAATAAATAAAGAATAATTATAATCTGGAATATAAGTTGATCCTGATAATACAGCAGGAACCTGTTGATAAAAATCAATATTTGTTGTAGCAACTTGGGTTACATTTGGTTTGTAACCAAACATATATGCTAATTCATATAAATTATTTGGTTGACGAGCATATTGTAAAAATGTTTCCTGAATTTGATTATCAAGATAAAAAGATAAAACATCACCTACATAAGCTGCCATTTCCATAAACATCATACCAGGCGAGGCTGGTGTGAAATCGTTATATGTTGTTGGGAAATAGGTTTTGGCATAGTCTATTAGACTAGCTCTAAATTCACCAAAATCTCGGTTTATATATTGTATGTTTTTTCTTTGTGCCATTATGTGAATGTTATTGATATTTCGTCATTTATACCCGTATCTACAACGTTATACGTTAATATAACATTGGCTTCATATGTATCCGGGTTTCCGGTTACTTCTAGATTTTGAACGAGTACATTTGGGAAAAACGCAGTTAATTGTGCTTGAATATCTTGTTTTAAAAAATCTAGATTTCCGTTTGTAATTTGTTCAAAAATAAAAGCTCTTAAATTGGCACCGAAATTTGGGTTTAAATATCTTTCGGTTTTATTTGTTAAAAAATAATTTATTAGATTATTCCTAACAGCATCTTTTGTAGTATATGTTGTTTTAAAAACAGCAGGAGCATTAAAAGGAATAGCCACTCCAACCCCAGTTCCGGGTTTGGTATCTATAGGGAATATTCTTTTTGCTCCGAATGCCATTATTTATTCATTAAGTTCATTATTTGATCTAAACCAACACTCCCATCGGGCAATGCTCCGTTTACTGTGTCTGTAGATTTGGGCTGAAATTGGCCGGCATATGCTGAGGTAGCTACTGCTCCCTGTTGCATTTCTCCTAAAATCCCAGAGAACATATTTCTGCGTTCTTGGGCAGTCAATTGTTTTGGTTTTTCGATGTGGGGTTGGGCATATGTATCTCTAATAGATTCATTTACGATTGTCTTTGGAGAACGGACTGCTTCGAGAAGAATATCCTTAAGTTCTTCTTGAATTGCTTCTCTTACAGCTTCTTTAATGATTTTTTTAAAGTCTTGGGTTTTCATGATTATAAATATTAAATTAGTAAGCTTTTAAATTATCTCTGTCAATAATAAGTTTAAGTTCGTTAATTAGTATTTCGGGATTTGTGGTAAAGGATAATTCTGTTTGAATTAAAGATATACCGCTTTGATTTATACCTATTGCTCTTCTACGGGTAACAGTAGGACTAAAAGGTATTTCTTCTATTCTAATTACAAATCCATTATATAATTCTTGATTTATAGTTGTTTCTGCTTGATTTTGTTGTTGTGATATTTGAACTAGCCCTTCATTTGTAGATATAAGGGTAGAATTAGGCGCACATCGTTTTAAAATAGAATCTATAGAATTTAAAGTAGTAATCGTTTGTGCGATAAAAACAGCAGCTATAGATATTGCTGGGGCAGATAAATCTAGGGCTGCTTTTATTTTTTGCAATTTTGGATTTCCCAAATCATCGTATTTCAGTTTGTCTAAAATTTCATTCAGATTTAAAACAAGACTAGCAAATGGAGATCCTGTTGCTGGAGTAGCAGCTGCTGCTATTGCAGCTGGTTTTGCAGCGCGTATGCCTGCTGCTATGGTTAATAGTGTGTTTAAAGTATTATTTGTTATTCCTACTGTTCTGATAGCAATGTCTAAAGATAAGCCTATCCTGTTTAGCTGGTCTACAATGTTGTTTCTAAGAGTAATTAATGGGTCTAATTGGTTTGGGGGTAAACAAATATTACTAGCTACAGAATTAAGTTTATTTAGAATCTTCTCAGTTAACTGCGGCTCAATTTGATCTTTAATTTGAATACCCTTATCTAGAATGAGTGTGCTAAGGAGCTCTAACCCTTGCTGTTTCAAATCTCTAGGGGTTACGTTTTGAAGAATCTCAGGAGATATAGTAGCCATTATATAATCTTATTTATTTGGGATTTAGTTAATTCTAGCTTAGCTGAGATTTTAGGTAATTCCGAATTTACTAACCCAGCTGCGGCTGATGTTTGAGGAACAGCTTGTAGGGCAATGGTTAATAATTGTATTTGGGCTATTAGATTTTGTAATTCTGTTACTAGAGCATTCCCTTTTAATATAGGCTCTGTAGCTTCTTTTGACCCCAATTTTATCACATTAGATTTAACAATATATTCATTAGTATCAATATTTACACTACTAACAGCATTTAGATTAATAGACTTTTTAGAAGTTAACAATAAATGGTCCTGAGTAGTATTAAATACTAATCGGCCTGAATTTATTAATATTTGTTTTCCGGAATATTCTTCTGGGGTTGTGGGGGGTGAAGTATAGCTTTCATATTTTGTGCTGGAGGCTTGTAATGGGATTTTTTGGGTTGAGGTTAAATAAAGAGAAGAACTATCTTTATTTATGTCTTCTACTGTGGGTAGCCACCCTTCAGGACGATTATCTCCTTGCCCATTTCTTAAAATAGTTATAGGATTCCCATTTGATCCTGTAGTTGACCAATTATTGGGTCTTTCTTTTACAGTTGATCCAAAACGAATACTATTCCCCCACCTTCCTTCCATTATTACATCTCCTTCAAAAGGTAAAAGAGGATGAATGTTAGGCTCCTCTTTAAAAGTATCCCCTAAAAATATATTAGTAGATTGATCAGTAACTTTTCTTACGGCTCCTCCTAAACTTTGAGTATAATCTACTCGTTGTGAAGAGGGTAGATTAAGAGGATCAGCAGGATATCCATTGTGATGAGGATGATTCCATAAAGCAACTGGGGTTATGTAGTATATAGTTTGATTGTCTGCAATGCTACCAATATCATTACTTGGTAGTATAATTAAATAGACAATTTCATTTATTAAAGGATAATTTTTTAGATTAGGGTATAATGGTTTAGCAGTATTTTTAATATTAAATGTTGGAGGATTTGTTAGATTTCTATCATAGAAAATAGTTCCTAGACCATTCCATTCTCCTACTTCTTTAAATAGATACTCATTAGTGTCATCTAAAATAATATCTACTACTCTGGCAGAAATAATAAGATTATTTAAAGTATAATCTCTTTCTTCATTTCTCCCATTGTTGATTGAGTTTTGAGAACCATTATTATTTCCATCATAAAGAACATCAAAACGGCTGCTCATTATTCTTCTTTTATATTATTAATAGCGGCTAGCAATTGCTCTTTCTCAGCATCTGATATTGTTAATGGGTCACCTGATGCTTGGCTAGCTATAGCTCGTTGGGCTAATGCTGCCATTTTAACAAGTAAATCGTCGTTTTTAACTCCTATTTCCATATATTCTTTAATTAAAGGAACTATAAGAGTAGCATCGCCTATCTCGTTTATTAATGGTTTTAATTCCGAGATAAGTGTAGATATTTGTTTATCTTTTTTCTTTTGGTTTTCGTATATTTCTTCTAGTAAACTAGAAAAAGATTTTTTACCGAATACGATTTTATCAAATTGGCTCATATCATTTTATTATAAATATAGTTATATCAAACTTTCATATAACCATTTTCTTCATAAAATAAATAATGAGATTTGTATAATTTATATAGGTGATTGGCTACTTTAGTGATCTTAGGTGTTTTAACATCTATCTGCTCACGAATATAAATATAAAGTGCCTTCTTATTGAAAATGGTTAAATGGTCTCTTTTGCGAAATAATTCTAATATAGCATCAGCTACCCGAGCATCTGCTTCTTTTGGAAATAATTTAAATATATTTTTAGTACAGAAATCTACATACATATCCATAAAATCTGAAATTTTATCGTTTGTATAGTTTTCTTCTAGTTCGTATGAGTGTTCTTCATCTTCATATATTTCTTCTACAGGAACAGTATCTAATCGTTTTTTATAATTTTTCTGGTTGGATAATATCAAATAGCGTTTTGCTATTGTTCCAAAATAAGAATATGCTTTGGCTCCTTTAGAAGGATCGAATAAATGTATTTTAGAAAGAAGAAATGTTATTACTTCGTGTTGCAAGTCTTCAATATTTTCAACCTCGGTATAGTAAAACTTAAATGTATGAACTATATTTTCGGTTAATTTGAAGAAAGGATAATGTATCTTTCTTTCATATATTTTGCTTTTGATAATAGGATCGTGCTCGTTATTGTATTTAACGATAGCATCTTCCGTATCTTGAGTAAAATATACCATTATAGATTTTTTATATTAAAAGAATTAAGAATAGTTTGAATACTCTTAACACTCTCAAAGAAAAAACCAATTTCATCATCCGCTTTAAATGAACCTCGATGGTCTATTTCTTTTAATTTCCTATCTGATTCATCTATAATTTTAGAAACTTTATTTAGATAAACCATATATCCTGTAAGGATGTCTTCTTGCTTTTCGTTTTTGCGTAGAAGGTTAAAGGTCGTGTATCCTAGGACCACGACCATTAACGCTAAAATTATTGTTAAAATTATCATATACTGTCTAATAGATTTTTTAAACCTTCACTTTTAAGTGTACTTAATGCTTTTTGTTGTTTGTTTATAGCAGGTTTAGTGTTGGACTTAGTGCTAGTATCTAATGTAAAATTCTTTTTAGGGGACTCCACGGAATTTTTAAATTTTGGCAACCATTCTCTTTCAAACTCAATTCTTGCTGCCATTAAATCTGCTTGATGCAATACAAATGGAAGACAAGTACGTGGTTTTTGTTCAGGTATATACGTCATAAGATATTTTTTATTACCTTCATCGTATAAACCATCGTGAGTTTGAATAGCTAACATTTCATTAAACGAATATTGAACACCATGAGATTGAAGCAAATACAAACCGCGATCAGGAACCGAAGCAAATGCTACTTTGTTGTTAAACATATAATCTTCGCCTAGTTTATCTCTGCGCCATTGGTCTGTTTGGGGGACATAGGATTCGTTTGTTTCGTCTCCCATTTTACCTAAATCGTGATTAATAGCAGAAAATACAAGTTCTTCAACTGTATATGTGGTTAAATCTGCTCCCATTTCACCCCACAAATTGTTGAGTTTAAGAGCACAATCTACAACACGATTGACGTGTTCAATATAACCTCCTGGAAATGCGTTGTGATATTCTTTTTTATGAGCGGCTGGCATTAGGATTAAACGATCTTTATATTGCTCGTAAAATTCTAGTAGTTTCTCTTTACGGGGAGAAGATACCCATGTATTGATGTGTTGGATAAAATAATCCCAATTTTCTTGAATTTGTTCTGCGGTAAGTTTCATAACTATTTATTTTAATTTAAAATTCATACGACTCCATAGGCTCTTGTTGAACAAAAGCTTTAGCATCTTGGATAACCTCTTGTGTGTCTTTAAGAATAGCTTCAAATTCTTCTCTAGAACCTGCTCGTTGGAGTACTAAAAATAGTTTAGAGATATTACCCTCTGCTTTTTCTAGTCTTCGCATTATGATGTTTCGATTTTTCATAGTAATAGTTTTATGGCGGGAATATAAATATAGTATCAAGTAAAACCAAGTTTACTTTATTTTTTCTGCAAAAATTTTCTTAATTTTTAATATATAAGCACATTTTTCATATTCCTCTATATTTTCAAAATATGAGATAGCAGAATCTAACGATACCATTAGCTGAGGGGTATAATTATTTTCTACTGCTTGGATGTGGGCGGCATTAGATAAATCTATTTTTTCTATATAAGAAAAAGCTCTATTGTACACAATCATATCTCCTAAACTTTTAACATCGTCTTGATCAATTCCTTGATCTGATTTTAAAAGAAAAGTAAGATTTTTTATAAAGAAATTTTTATGATTGAGAATTAATTTTTTGAACATACCTAACAAATAAGTAGGATGTTCGGAAAAATCAATTGCTACAATATTGTCGTCCTCGCTAGTAAACGAACCGAAAATTTTATTTATGTCCATCTTGCATATAAATATATGTTAAAGAAAAGCCTTGTAGGGGAAGCGGGACTCGAACCCACAACCTCGTGCTCCCAAAGCACGTAATCTAACCAATTGATATATTCCCCTATGTTTCCCCACCCTGAGATTTGGGGTGAGTAGTCATTC